CCCGCCGAGCGCACCATTACATTTTATAAAATCAATAACTTAGATATATTTTGGCGCATATTTGGCGTAATGCCTGATTTATCCACAGGTTTAGAGGCTATTTTTGTTTCTTCTGAAAATGCCACCAAGTTTTTTTATAATAAACTTCGTCACGCAAGAAATTAATTTTTAGTTCGTTGCCGTTGTAGTCGTAAATTTTGATGACTTCTCCATTTTTGTCGAGATCAGCTAATAGGTCTACATTTCGATCACTTGTTATATCTCGAATTTTAATTAGCTGAACTGACATTAGAGTGCTCTCACACAAATTGAGACATTAACGTTACTATTAATTGTGTGAGCTGTGCATCCTGAGAAGATTAAGCACAGCAATGTGATGATCGATGCAACTTTGGTACGTTTGCACATATAAGTTACTTCTTTAAAAATAATGCTCGCTCTGCTTCTCGGCGACGAATTAGACCTTTCATAACTTTGCTACCTGCTTTATTCCAGACAAGGAATTGATCAGCAGCGCCTTGATAGTCACCTTTATTAAGTTTCTTTAATAAGGTTGAATTATTAAAAGCACCTGAACCGATGTTGTATGTCAGAGAAACCAAAGCATCAAATTGATTTTGATTTAGGGGCACTGTCACAGATTCATTAACTGTCTTTTCGAATTTAGCCAAGTCATGTTTAAAGTAAGTCTTAGCTTGTTCTGCTGTGCAAGTATCGCCCTTCTTGACCTTCACGCCATTTGGATAAACTGTAGTGCCAGTGCCAATAGTCCAGACTCCTACACCATCGTCATAAGCTTTGAATCGAGTGCCTTCAAATCCTGAGATTAGATCTACACCAACATCACTTGTAGTCATGCCAAAAGGTGAAAGTTTATCGACCACCTTATTTAGATCATCTACTTGTGCTTGTGTAAGCTTGCCACCTGCAATGACACGAGCAGCATCGAAGAAGTTTTTAACTGTCATGGTCCACCACCTGTAATATCATTTTTTGACTTTTTAATTTCTTTAATTACTTCGACAATTGTCTTGCCTTCTTGTTTATCAATAAAATTAAAAACCCACCTGATCAAAGCCCAGCCCGGCAAGCCGCAGACAAAGAAAAGTCCGCCTATGGCGAACCATCCCCATGTGTCAGTTGCCCACGCATGCAAACTAAACTTCATAATAATTAACGAACCACCAGCCAAACTTGATACAACTGTACAAATTAAACCTACTGCCCATTCTTGTGGTGAGCGTGGCATACGTGTCATCAATACAACTGCTGCAACTAAAGCGACCGCTAAAGTCACCATAATTGCTGCGCCATAAAATTTTAAAATTGCTGTTAAACCGCTAGTGGAAACTGGTTCCATTTATATCTCCAGATTATTTCGGCAATAAAAAAGCCCTAAGCTATTGAAGCAAAGGGCTTGTGGTGGTTTGGTGGGCAAGTTAAAGGATTTTGACTTACCTATATGTTTTATGACTTCTTTTCTCTTATTAGCCAAATAGCAAAGGCTAATAATATGGCTATAAAATAGTAACCTTTATAATTTGAGATTATTCCTGCAGTTATGCTCAACACTGACAAAATGATGAAAAGAATAAGGAATAAAGTTCTCATTAGTTTGCACGCTCAAATGTTCGAGGTTCAAATGTAGTCACTCGCTTTCCTATCTTGATGAATGGTTTTTCATATAAGCGGTAGGAAATATTTGCGGCAATAATGGTTACTATGACTGTTGTACTGGCACAAATAATCGGATCTGCAGTCAGTTTATTTACAAATATATAGACCACAGGGTGTAGTAAATATACCCCATAAGTTGCTTCGCCCAAGTTAGCTAGGGGTTTAGAAACCATGGAAGGTATATTCAGCTCTAACTTATAAAAACCTAGTGTTAAGGCAATAGAAGCTAAAGCAAAAATTAAACGGTTGACACCAGCTGTAATATTAATTTGGTCTCCAGTGACTGGATACAAGCAAAAAATAGCAATTGAAACTACTATCAAAACATTTGCAATATTCTTCATGCTTACATCATGGAAGTTGTAATACATTGCCAATCCACAAGCATATAAAAAGAAATTGTTAAATGGATTAATATAAGTATTCCATTGATCGGCTAAAGGCTTGTTTGGGTCTAAAGCGGAGAAAGCAAAATATACCCCCACAGCGACTAACCCTAAAACAGCTAAATTCCCTAATTGCTTATTTTTGGCATAAAGCATGATTAAAAATGGCGTGAAAGCATAATAAAAAGCTTCATTACCAATACTCCATGCGCCGACATTGATATAGCTATCTGGAGCAACAAAACCGAAAAGCAAAGTGATATTTAAGAAAACTTTATAAATATCAACACTTCCATGTACAATGTAGTCAATTCCAACTATTACCGCTATAACTACCCATAACAACGGTAATAAGCGAAATAAACGTCGAATAAAGAAAACAAATGAGGTCTGCCAATTTTTAATATAATTGTTGTAAACAATACCCATGCTTAAACCAGAAAGTACAAAAAAGATTGATACGCCATAAATACCAATGTTTCCTAATAAGCTTCCTGACTCTGGATGAAATAACTCCCAACTTACCATGTGATAAATCATAATTGCGAAGGCCATTAGCCCCCGCAACCAATCTAGGCTTTCAAATCTTTTCATGTCTATATTATTAACTTATAAGTTGGGCTAATAATACAGTTCAAAAATGGGATTTTCTAGCTTAAATACTATGCAAGATATAATCGTGATTCTGGCAGGTCATCAAACACAAAGAACTCTTTAACTTTAATGTTTGATAAAAATGATTCAGTCACTGTGGTTTTCTTGATATAACCACCTAAGGTGATATATCCATTAAAGCCTGTAAGATCTGCTATAGCTGAACTTGCTGAAGCGGCTGTAACTTGCCCACCATCTCGATATCCTTTTAACTGATTATTTATATAATCAGAAAAGAAAGAATAGCGAGTTCCAGTTGTAGAAACATTTGCTTGAACTCTAGTTGTGTTAGCAGTTGAGTTCTGATCTGGTATGCCAGTTTGTTTAAAGCAATTTACAGTCCCCCCCCCTGTAGGAATCGTGACAAACCAAAGTGGGGATGAATTTGTTTGCTTATCAAGTAGCGTAAAACCGGAAACCCCTGCTTCAGCCGAACCAGCATTTTTAATACTGGAACCTGAAATGCCATATACCAACCCACGCCCTTTAGGTGCCTGTGTAAGTTCGGTGGTAAATACAGTGCCGTCTGTTTGTGTTGTGCTTGATTTAATATCATTTGTAAAAACGATTTCACCAGCAATATGATTAACTGGCTTACCCACCCCAATTGAAAATAGAGTCATGTCTAAACCATCAATTGAGTACAGCTTAATTAAATTGCCACTTCCATCTTTTTTTACGCCGAAACTACCCCCAACGTAAACTTTTGCTAAGCCGTATACACCCTTATCAATGAGCTTTTGTATTGCAGCCTTGGTTGCAGCTTCATCGATGACAGTGCCGCCATCAGCTAAAACACGAGCTTTGTATGCTGCTAATTCATCTGTTGCATTTGAGACAAGAGATTTATAGCTACCAAGATTGCGTGTTGCAATCTGATTTGAACTAAGAACTAGTGACATTGTTTATGATCTCCGAAATTGTAAATAATTGGATTCCAAGTTGCTCATTTGTATTTACGCCATTCCAAACATCGTTGTATTCCATCAAAAGCAGATACACCCCATCGGCCCACTTGATTATTTGTGTGTATCCAACATATCGGTCATCTGCAAAAGGCGCATAACTTAGCGGGAATGTGTAACCATCATCGTATGAAAGAGAAATGCGGTAGTTGGTGCGACGATTCAACGAGTTAATATCATGACTTTCAAAATGAATACCTAGGGTTTTGTCATAAGACAAGTGAGCTTGGTTAGTAACACTTACCACTCGGTCTTTATGCATTAATTCCCATGTCAAACCTTCATCTACACTTTTGGCAAATGCTGCAAACATTGGGTTTGAAGTTTTCGGCCTCATCGTCATTATGAGATCATCATTAGAATCTAGTGCAATAGATGGTTCAAAACCCCAATTTACATCTTGAATAAATTTGTCTGAGTATGTCCAGCTAGAACCATTGTTATCCGAATAGATGCACCCACAATGCCCTTGCGCTGAATATAAAGGTACAATTAAGCGTCCTGAAGATAGGTTAAGAATGTTCCCAGTAGTTCCAAGTGCTTTCAGTGCTGTTGTTGGTGGTGCATTTGTATAATTTAATGCTACCGGATCAGTCCAAGTTACCCCCTCATCGGATGAATACCGAACATAACGTGTATAATTAATTGGTCCTTCAGTTTCACCAATGGACTTTTCATAAACTAGAATAATTCGGTTGTCACTTGTTCTTCCAAGATGCGGATGCTTTACAATCCCAGCGTCTGTATCTGGATAGATGAACAAAGCCTTATCGCGAACTGTGATATTAAAATTGCTATCAATATCAGCAAATCCACGCCAAAACGCTGATCCTGTACTATCTCCATTAAATTCTGGCTTCGTCTTCTGATGCCATACCAAGAAAAGGCCTGTTGGTGTTTTAATTCCAGACATCATACGGTTAATCAAGCCGTTTGATTCTGCTAATGTCATCACAGAAGTAAATTCAGAACGCTCAGGTAATCTATTAACCAAAGCCTGTTGATATGTAAGACCAGCGTGCTTCTTGAATAATTTTTCTGATGAAAGATTAATATTGCTAACACTATCAATAAGTGATTTACCGTTATCAAACTTTAAATCAGCAGGAATATGAAAATCAGCAGAATTGTCAATTCTGAGAATAGCTCCTTCTAGCTTATCCACAAGTAAGAGAATATTGTTTTTGTCATCTGTGAGAATATTAAAGTCAAAGTATTGGAGACTCTTAGCAGTTGAGATAATATCCCCGTTTGCTTTGGTTATGCGAAAGGGCATATTTGAAGCATCCTTCGCTTCTTCTAGTGGCGCACCTAGGTTTGAACTAACCAATTTTTTGAGAGGTTTAACATGATCATCTGTATATTGATTTGCTAAATCTACTGGACTCAACCCTTCGTCAATCCAACTAGTGCCATTCCACAAATAAAGCTTCTTTGTATCAAAAGCATATCCCACAGATGGATTGACAGTAGGAACTGTTGCAAGTAATGCAGCTTCTGTTTGATAAGCCTTCCAACCACCCGTCTCCATGAGAATGCGGACAAGTTTTGCTAGTGTGGGATACATTTGTCCTAATCTAGTTAAGACATCCTCAGCATCAGTGCCACTAATAAACAACTGAAGGCTTTCTGCATCTTCTGAAGCATCTACGAGTTGTTGGCGCGTAATGATTTCATCAGCCATTACTTTTCTCCAAGCATAAAAAAAGCCCCAGTTAAGGGGCTTGGATTTCTGTTAATTTATTAAATAAAGTCATGGTCACGCTCATAGAACCGTGCATCGTAGTTTGAAGCCTTAAGCGTATTGGTCATTTGAGTTTGAGGGGTAAGTTCTTCAAGCATGAAGGCCTGTACTTCTGTTTGATCAGCACGAACTAATGTGTAGAGTGTTTTCACATATCGATCGGCAGCTACTACTAACGGCTGTACTGGTGGGCGGCTAAGCACTACATGATATTTATCTTCCCCTGCTGTGCATGGCACCATATCTACGGTTGCATTTGATATCTGCAAGTGAATGAAGTAGTCACTACCTACATCAAATGTGCATGGCTGTGAAGTTTTAACTATCAAGCCATCCACTGACTCAATCTCGCCATCTTGAGTGTCTACAACTGTGTTATCAGCATTGAGGATTCTGTCATTACGAATCAACAATTCTGACTCATCGAGTACTTCTACCTCACAAGACATGTACTTGTAGCGGAGCTTGTTCCATTCGCGCCATGCTCGAACTTTCGCCTGAGCTTCATTGCGAATACCAGTTGTAGTAATCTTCAAAGGATTCTTAGGTGTGGTGTCTTCTGGGATGATGTACTTCACACGTGCATCATCCACATCAGAAGTATATTCAAGCTCCACCCCGTCATAGTCTTTCTGCACACCGAATGTATAAGAGCGCTTTTCAGTTAAAGGCACTTTGTTTCGATGGTTAAAAAGTAAAACAGCATTTTCTTGCGGCTGCTCAAATTTGAGACGGGTTAGACTTCCGAACCGATACGGCTCACAAAAAGCAGCACTTGCCACCATCCCTGCAATTTCCTCAAAACTTAGATTGTCATCGTCAATGGTATAGTTGAACTCAGACATGAGGTCTGAACCAAAATAAGCATTAACTTTGGCTATCTCTGCATTGATTTGTGCAATGTCTACTTCTGTGCTAGTTCGACGACCAATATGCTCATCTAAAGCCAGATTAATAAGTGCCTGACCTGCTGAACGTGTGACCTGTAAAGGCCCTGTACCATCAAGTGGAAGTTTGCGATTAACCAAGCAATTGAGCTTACGTTCTTTGATGCTTAGAGCACCATCAGTAGCTACAGTTCGAGAGCGAACAACAGTTACATTGCCATAGTCACTGATATCAGAATCAGCCATGCCGTAGACAGACTTAATCTTGCATGTGTCTTGAGTTTTACCCGCTTGAGTTGCTGTAGTTCGGCTTAAGCGAAAACGGAACGAGCCAACAGTAGGCAAATCAATGTAAATCGTTTTACCAAACTGGGACTTATTGTTAGCTTTAATCTCTTGGTTAATGGTAGTGATGGATCCCACTGGATCACCGTTACTATCGATCGCCTGCAACTCAATAATGACTGTAATTTTTTCTTCCCAGACCCCACCTTTGCTGTCTTGATAAAACAGGCCATTCGGAAAGAAGAAGTTAAAGACAGCTTGTGTCGCCTCTGGCATGTCAAAGTTAAACCAGCCGACATACTTGTTACTTACAGCATCAAAGCGAACTAAAACCTCTTGCCCTTGTGTGCTTTGGTCGGGCAGTGTCAGCAGTTTATCCCACTCACTGTTAATCGCAGATGGATTGACTAAAGCAATCGTATCGGCTGTTACGCTGTTAATCGTATAAGTGTCATCGAGAGTAATTGAATTGGTATTACGGTTTAGCGAAGCACCGGCTGTGATGGTGTAACTACTATCCACATAAGACCAGTTTGCATTTGCCTTCTCTGGGTTAGATAAAGTTATTTCATAGTGGAAGCCGCCAGTAATAACAGTCTTAGTTACTCCAGATACTACAAATTGCCCCGATAAGTCCCGTGTATTTGTCTCAGTAACAGGTGGTGTGCCAGAAGTTGTTTCTATTTCTACAAGCGCACCAGTGAGCTGCAAACCTTTAAATAAGTTTGGATTATCAATATTAGTAGATGACTCGATAATAACTATCTTGTCTTCATTCACCATGATAGATCCGCTTAGGTTTACATTCTGAACACCATATACAGCACCACTTAAGGCAACTCGATCAGTCGCTGCAAAGTACTGTGTAAAGTCTAGCCCTGTGGCCTTAATTAGATTAGGGCTTTGGAACCATACATTGCTCGACTCGAGGACTGCATTATTGGGAAGTTCAAGAGTTTGGCCGTTGATAGATGCTGAGTTGCGTACGAACTTCGGAAGCTCTGTAAATGACTCGCCTACTTGATAAATCGGTGTTCCAATAATCGAAGTAAAAGGGTCATAAACTGAAACTGATGTACCGGCAATATTCGCTACATCTGTATCACCGTCTCGCATATCCAATATTTGGTAATAACCGCGACCAATACACATCAAACATTCTTCAATCTCGATGCCATCTTTATAAATCGTGTAGGTTTGCGCAATGAGATCAGGATAAGAGCGAACTCGACCAAAAATATCTGGAATACGTCCATTTAATCGAGCTTGATTAGAGCGTTGTGCTAGTTCATTATTTGAAGACCCTGCAACTGGTGCTTGCGGTTTTGGCATAGTCAACACAGTGTAGAGACTATAAGCAGTAGTCGCAGCTACAATTGCATAAAATACCCACATTGCCAGAGAAATAGGCTCTGCTGGCTCTATCACTACAAAGAATTTACCTTCCAAAGTTTGAATATGCTCAAGTTGGGCATTAATTCTTTTTGGATGGTTAGGAGTGACGTCACAACTTTCTGCAATATGGTTGTGATAAATCTTTGCGTTCTCAGGCCATACATCAAACTGCTGATAGATATATGCTAAAACATCCTCCACATCAGCTTCTGACCATGTAGATCGGTCATAAACATCAGGAACGATGATGACTTTTTTCAAACTCATTTATAAAACCTCGTTTCCCGAAAGTTCATGGAAATAATTTCAAGATCTATGTACTGAACGCCACGGCCTGTTAAATGCCAAACCTTGTCACAATAAAAAAGCCCGACATGTGCCGAGCTTCTTTTGCCATTAGTAAAAAAGACAATACAGGGGGAAATAGGTTCCTTCAGTTTCTTGAAGCTACCCTTCCCATTTAAAAATCGTTCGAGTCGTTTTTTTAGATCGCGACCTGTGACGTCCTTCCATGCATCACATAGAAATTCATTGCAGGTGTAGTCTTTTGTCCATACACGACTATGAAGGTGGTCAAGATTCATATCATGCCCCGCAATAATGGGAATCGCTCTAAAGAATAGATTTCACCAGTCTTCACACTGTTAAGTTCAGGTGCCTGAGCATCAAAGGTGCAGTTTCCTGAATTGTCTTTCGATAAAGTAGCAATCTCTAATGTCTGCAAGTAAACCATCGGCGCTGTTAAGTCATCATCACGATATAAGCGCCATTTAACAGTAGGTCTAACCTTCCAATTGGCACCCAATCGAGCAGATACAACCGATTTAATTAACTCATCATCAACATCAGCAATGGTGAGATTTAGCTTTTGATCAAGATCATTTGTGACTGTAGAGCGTTGAATGGACATAGGTTGATATTCATATGGAACATCCGGCCCCGTGGCCTCATGCTTTACAGTAACACCTTCTGTATCGTTTTTGACGAACCGGAAAGGCTCAGTAAAGTCTGGATGCGAAATCTCAACACATTCCAATGGCACCACACCACTGCTTGAGTTTAAAAAGAAGGATGTATAGTCAGGCATCTAAATACCCTCCATCGCTCTTGACAGATCGTCATTCACCAGTTCTTCGAGTGGATTTACTAATGACGCCAAGTCCTCCCCATCGTTGCCAGTCTCAACAATGATCTTATTAAGTTCAGAGTCTACTATTGGCTTAACGCGTAACTGAGCAGTAACTGTATAAACTGGTCCTTGCATACTTGTTAGTTGGAAACTATCCGGAACAAATAAGCATTTATAAGGCTTGAACTCTGGTCCATTCACCCGAAGTGACGCATTAAACATCTCTCCTGGTGTTTCACACCAAACGTTATAGAACGCATCGAGATACTGAAACCCTCCTTCAAGTACCTTCCATTGAACGCTAACAGTGTGAAAACTATTTTTACTCAGCCTTCTATTGCGTGGTGCTCCCCCGTCCAAATCCTGTGAAGCTACTCCGCTACGGTATGCAACGGAATATCCTTCTTGCGTTGAGCAATACATTAATGTGTTCATAATTGCCTCTTTTAGCGCTTAGGAGCGACATTAAAGTTTTGTTTCATGGACTTGTTAATTCGGCTGTTTGGATTATTTAAGCTTGCTACCATAGTTTGCTCCGCAACTTCGCCAGCAATCTGTCTAATGCGAACATCTAAAGAACCATCATCATTTCTAGTCACGTCAGCCGTTTGACCTTCTAGAACATAGACATTAACGATTGGTTCAAGGACAGTGGCACCAGAACTACCAAAGGATTGACCAGAGTTAATGGCATTCAATGTATCAACGCCAACTCGCTTTGTAGCTGCGGCATTCAATACATATTCTTGACCATGAACAACACCCGCCACATCACCTCGGCCCATGTTGCCTGTATAGCCGCCGGAAGAGAACCCGGCGATTGCCTGTGCAGCAATCATTGCGGCTTGAGCATAACCAAACCCTAAAATCGCCGAAGCTGCTGGGACTTTACCAACAAAAGGAAGAGTAATATCTGCGGTGGTTTGTGCCGCTGCTAGATGCGCAGAAACAATCGTTGAGGCAATTGCAAAAGCTTGCTGCATTGCAAACATAGCTTTATATCGCTTGGACTGTTCCCCACTTGCATCCTTTACTGACTGAGTTAAGTTCGACCACACAGATTGTCCTTGATTTAAAAGACTGGACCAGATTTGCAACTGAGATTCATATTGACCTTTCTGCAAATCTTGATATTTCTGTGCATATTCCTCTTGTATCTTATGTTTGGTCTCCTCATGGAGCCTAACAGCATCCTCAATTCGCTTGTTGTATTCAAGAGTTAGAATTTCACCTTTGGCTAGTTTTGCTTTTAAGTTATCTTGTTCATTCAATAATGCATTGTCATTATCAGACATTGCATTACTTTCCCCGAACTGCGTTGATAAACCTTCGCGTTCACCTTTGGGTGCTGCCAAGAGCGCTCTGGCCTGTTGAATATCTCTTAGTGAATTACTATAAGTCTGCTCATAAGCACGTTTTCTTTGTTCGGCAGCAAGATTGATTAGATTAGTTTCATAATCGTATTGCTCCTTTAAGGCTTTTAAACGAGACTTCTTTTCCTCTGCGTTATATTCGCGACTCTTCTGGATTCTAAGCCCTTCAACCTTAGTTTTTGCGTTAAGTTTCTCTTGCTCATTCATCTTGAAGGAGTAAAGATCATAAGCAAGTTGAGCATCACTAATGAGCTTTGCATCATTTGCTTTCTGAATCGCCACAGAGACATATTGAGTCATGCCGTATTTTTGCAAGCGTTCAATTTCCTTCTGTAAATCCATTTCAATTTGTTTGGATTTATCAGAATACTCATATTGAATTTTGAGACGTTCTTCATTGATCTTCTCTAATTCTTGAGCATGCTTTTTCGACTCTTGAGCAGCTTTCTTTGCAGCATTCTCTGCATCTTTAGCTTCTTTTGCGTTTGTTTTAAGGCCCTTGTTGGTTTTATCTATTGCACCACTGGTGTCGTAGTACAACTGACCAAGCTTGTCAAGTTTAGGTACTGATGCATCAAGCACATCATTCATAGACTTCATTGAGCCTTTAATGGTTGCTACCGAATCATTTACAGTATCACTGGCGATAGACCAGCCATTTTTAAAACCATTTACTAGAGCTTGCCCTTTAGCAACAACTCCATCAGCCGCCATAACATTTGCATAAGTAGCGCCAACGTTTGCTGCTTGCTCTACAAAGCCTTGAATAAGTCGTATAACGACCTGAATTGCACTTGCTAGCCCAATAATCCCTACTGCTACACCCTTAGCAATTACACCGACAGATTGAATGACGGAACCAAATTGGCCACCATCTTCAGCCCCTTGTAAGAAACTACTTAAAAGTGAGTTCAAGACAGGCATCATCTGAGATGCTAATTGGGTTTTAAATCCCTCAAAACGGGTTTGCACTGACTTTGTTTGAGCAGCCAGCAGTCGAGACTGTTCAATAGCTTCTTTGCTTTTTATGATTCCAGCTTCTGTTAATGCCTCTCCATATCGATCTAATAAAGCCCCTCCATTTTCAAACAATGGAAGTAAATTACCCAAATCATTACCTAGACTTTCAAATACAAATCTCTGCTCTTGTGCAGATGCTCCAACGCTATCAAGTTTATCTTTCATTAACTGAAGAGCTTCAACACCATCTTTACCCTGCAAAGTCTTCGCAAACTTTTGTATCTCTGCATCTGTCATTTTGGTGTTATTTTTTAATGCGTCAAAGAAATCTGCCGCCTCCCCTCCGCCACCACTAGCAGTGAATTCACCAAGCTTTTCTTGTGCATCAGCTAATGACTGTGCCAAACCATCTTGTGACATACCAAGCTGTTCAGCAGCATGTGAAAGAATTTGAAAGTTCTGTGTGCTAGTGTTTGCTCTATTTGCTAAAACAATCATCTCAGCATCCGCTTTAGCGGCTTGAATTGCCATTGCAGAAAGTCCAGCAAGTGCTACTGCTGCACCACCCACCGCCATTCCTGTAAGTGCTGCACCTGCCATCAAAGCGCCACCACGCAAAGCTGCAACTTTTTCAGTGACATCACCAATAACAGACCCAATGCGTGTATTGCCAAGAGATGAATTAATTTGTTCCTTAAATTTGGAGAATAAATCAGTAGTTTTACCTGTCTCTTGACCTACATTTTTAATTGATTTTGCAGTCTTATCGCCTTGTTTCTCAGCATTACCTAGAGATTTATCTAAAGCATCGACTTCTTTTTTGCCATCTTTGGCGTCAACCACAATAACCAATCGGCTTACAGATTCAGGCATTTCATTCTCCAAATTCTAGGCAATAAAAAACCCGACACTTAGTCGGGCTTTTTGATAATACTTTTTAGTCTAATTTAGCCTTACAGGCTGGTGAAATATTAGTTTTCTGGTCATCTTTGATTAACTTGTAGCTACCACCTGCACCATAAGCTAGCTCGAGATTCGTGCTAGTTTCAGCTTTAATAGTCCAAAAAGATCCATCTTGTGTATAAACTTTATTGCCTACTTTCTTGATTGATTGAACTTTTGATTTACCTTGATAGTCTTGACAAATAATTCCTGTGCCATCTTTATTTAACTTTAAAGTGGCAACCGAAATATTAGAATGTGCACCAGTCCAATATCCATAGTTTTCTGCTTGAGAAGGTGTTAATTCAAAAAAGTTTGCAGTTGTAGCGCAGCCACCTAACAAAACCGTTAAACCAAGTAAAAATAATTTATTCATAATTAACCTATCTGTAAGATTTATTTCCGCCTGAAGTATATCAATACCTACCACCGCGTGGACCAATACAATATTTATATGAGCTACATGAACATCCTAATTGTGCATTTTTACTATGCATCTTTTGAGATTTTCTATTTTTGCTTTCATTACCTATTTGTCGATCACCTTGCTCAATTGACTTCCTTATAGAAGGCAAATTAGAGTAATTCACCTTTGGCAACTCAATATCGTTTGGATGCGTATATGAGCCGGAAGAAAGTGTTTTTGCAAGTTCTTCCAGTCTATTTGGGTCAGCACTATCACTATCTGCCAATACATTAATACTAATCAAACCAAGCAATAGGCATGATAAAATTATTATTAGCTTCATTGTTATTTAATCAACATTGCTATTACAACAATTATCAGCCAACCAAAAGCAATAAATCTCTCAGTATTGGAGTATTTTCTTTGCAAAGTGAACCATGCAAAAATATAAGGCGCCCATAGAATCCCTATCCATAAAAGAATAGTAACTAAGACGTTTCTTTTTTCTTTATCTGAACCTTCTTGTTGTATTAAGTGAATAGGGTCATTTAAAGTCCCTTTTGACTTCTTGTAGCTGGTATTTGTTGTATAAGAAAGACCAGTGCCGGGAAGTCCTACAGTTGTTCTAACTCCTTTCTTGCCTACACTAACCCTTGCTCCGTTCTTACCCACAGATAAACTACTAACACCCTTTTGTGTAATGTTTAGCTTCACACCAGGTATTATTTTTATACTCTTTCTAAAGTTAAAACCCATATATACCCCCTTTCTTTAGGGGTATTTATATCACAGGTTAATTATTAACTTCTAAATATCTAAAGTGAATCAAATGCAACTCGGCTATTTTCACACTTTTGTAGAGCCTTTTCCTCTGCGGAAATATTCTCTGATTTAAGCATTGGGTATGAACCTATTTCTTTATAGTATGCAATACCTTTTTGTACGCACTCTTTAATATCATTATATCCACTACTCTTTTCTTTTGAGCCACCACAACCCACAAGTCCAAACATTAGACTCAATAAAATAATCTTTTTCATAAAAATACCCTCATATTTGGGGGTAATTTAGCAAACTGATCATTAAATGTCACATAAAGGAAACCCGCACTTGGCGGGATTTAAAATGACCTATTCTGGCAAATCAATAGGCTCATGAAACTTGATAATTTTATAAGCTGCTGGCTGCTCCTTTATTGTTTCCACCTGAACATCAACCAAATAGGCTTTTTCATATATTTGATCTTCACCATGAATCATTTCATGTTGAATTTCGTCATTATCAAAAAGCACTTTAACTTCTTTATCTGAGATGCTTTCTATAACACCTTTATAACCTTTGCGATTATCAGATCGTGTCTGTGTCCAATAAAGAACAACTTTTGTATGCAATCCAACTATTGGCTCCTTAAGTTTTTCTATTTCTTTTGATGCCTTATTTTGAATAGCATTAGCCTCCAAACTATTAATATTGATTGTAATAGTTCCAGTATTATTGGATGCATCAACTTGGAGGATTGATCCACTATCTTTCGCTATTGGCTCAACAAACTTAGAAACCCTACTTAAAGTTTGTTTGTCGAGATTATCAGGTTTATTACCCGAACCCTTTAAAAAATCAATACAGGCCTTAATATGACTCGTAAAGTCAATAACGGTATTTGCATGCTCAGCAAAAGGCATGAGCGCAGGTGCTAGAGCAACTAGTTCAGTAATTATTGAACCAGGTCTAATTTCTTTAATGTAAAGTTTAATTTCGTCAGAAACTAAATGATTATTTGTTTCCGCAATATAGTCTGAATACTCAGCCCCTAAACTAATCATACTTTGGGCGAAGTCGATTAAGTCAACTGGGGCTTTATTCTTAATATTAACGGTTAGCATAGCTTCATCATCACTAGGCAATAATTCTATATTATCCACGACTACCCCATATAATTAAAATACGTGCGACTTCACCTGTCGCACACTTTCTATATATACAGGGTAGTATGTTTAAAATTTTGTTGTTGGTCAATTAAGTAGGAGCAATAAGACTATTTTGGTTTGTGGCCTTCTTTTGTCTTCTTATGCGCTTCATCCAAGAACATATCATCGAGTGTAAAAATGCAGTCATTAAAGATGTAACGCTCAACCGGTAAATCATATTGCTCAACATAAGCATTAATTGCTGAGATATCTAACGCCAGAGGAACACCTTGTTCATAGCGTCTAGATCGTGCAATCGTGTTATATGCAGACAGAATGGAATTAGCTACATAAGAATAGTCAGGCGCATCAGGAAGCTTTATGCCGAGTGCTTCTCTTTGCTTTTTTTCGTGGTCCGTGAGCCCCGCGTACTTGTTCGCGTAGGTGTAGAGGGTTGTGACTTTCCCACGATGTCCTGAAGCTTTTTAAGGGATTCTGTTTGAATGCGGGTAGCTTCTTTAATCACAAAATCGATTAACTGATTCTTTTGTGCAGATTTACAGAAGATAGTTTCAACATTGGTACGGTTGTATTCAAGTGCCGACCCATCTGTTAATTCAATGCCCTTCCAATCATTCACAAGGAACACACCGACTGCATACGCGAACTTGTCGTTACGCTTTTCAATACGCTCATTTGTAATAAGGTTAATGTCAGCCTTTTCTTCTGCGGTCTCTAGATTAAAGATCTCAAGTGCCCGTTGAAACTCTGGCTGCATAATTCCATTAATCTTAAATTTTCCACCAGTTGGGAAGTCCACCCATTCAAATGGATAAGTAATGTCTTTGTTCTTTTCAACAATATCAAAAGCCACTTTTAATTCCCCTTCTTAAGGTGTAACTGGCGCAATCACACGAGTAATAACCGGCGATACGCGAATATGGTTGTAGTTAATGTCGACTGTGATGGTGTCTTCTCCACCGCCATCTGGATGATTGGCCTCTGCTACTTCCAATTGTGGGAACTGGAATGCATAACCATTACCTGCATCATCTTCAATAGAGAATTCTAGCGGCATGGTGTCACGGGTTTTAATGAAGTCGATATATGCTGCCGATTGAGCCGAGAACATGTATTGAGTGTTAACAGTCACATCTACGATCTTTTCAAGATAAGTCGTTGCAGTGAGCTTTTTCGAGCCGATACAGCGAATTGCTTCCATGTTGTTGTTAATGGTCAATTCAAGAGACTGCATACAAGCAGTACCAACCACAGTTTCACCATTAACTTTAAGATCACCAACGTTAAGCGCTGAAACAAGGACTAATTCAGGGACTGGTAAAGGCGAAGTCACAGGGTTTGTAGTAGTGCGCTCAAACAGAGTGCCCATCAAGCCAAATGTAGCTGTGATTTTGCCAGTAGTAGCAATAGACATCGTAGCTTCATTTATACGTACACCGCGGTAAATAAATACCTGGTTAATATCTTCAAATACTTTGACGAAGGTAAATGTCTTTCGCACATTACCGCCAAAGTTAAGAACATCACTGGCCCAGTTATTCATTGCAACTGCTGACCAGAAGTCATCAAACAAGCCAATAGATAATTCAACTTCTAAAGAACCTGTGATTTCTGCTTCAGTTGCAAAACCACCTTGACGGAAGCGAGTATCTGCAACGCTACTTGATGCTTCAGTAGTGACGTTTTCAGTCAAGCCATCAGTCACACGACGAACAGTTTTCCAAACTGGTGTAGTTGGTAATACTTCGGGGGTTTGCTCTTCAGCATAGTAAAGACGGATCTTTGCACCACTCGACATGGTTTTCTCCTTAATTTTCGGGCATTAAAAAGCCCTCGAATTGAGGGCGTTGGATTTGGATATTTAGTTAAGGTATACAGGCGTTTGGTAAAGGGTCCACCAAGCCAAAATGCTGATTGTGCTCAAGAATAAGTGTGCCAAAAGTTGTGAACTTCATTGCAAGATTCCAAGCTTCTTCGATAGCAGCTTCTTTTTCTTTGAAAGTTTCACAGTTCTTGAATAGTTCAATGCTGAATTGATATGCATATTCTTCAGTTGTTTTCATGATGCTCACCTTTGCTAATTTAGACAGTGAATAAGAATTGACAGAAACAGTAAGAATCCCAAAGCAATTGACATTTTCAGCCAGAAGTTATTCGGCTTTATCTCTTTTTTAAGTCTTGAAATTTCAAGATCTTTGTCAAATATTTGCATTTCAAGATGGTGTATCTCTACATCTCTCTTACTTATTGCACACCAGTTACTTAGCATTTGATCAGATTCTCTTTTTATAGAATTTCTCAACAATGCAATTAGCTCTTTTTTCTTGATGTTATTGAATTTATCTTCGCAGTTGCTTTCTTTAATTTTCATTTTCAAATGCCCTCACTTTCAAATAGGCATGGCTGAATTTGTCGATCAACATTAGCAATAGCTGTAGTCAGGCAATCTCGTTGCTTTTTCCAAGCGGCCAGACCTTTACCACAGGAACTAGCTATTTCTTTCTCACACTCAAGTTTTGCATTTAATGCTTCACGCTGCTGAATTAAGGCAAAGTAGTCTGTTTGCAACAATGTTCTAGCTTCGAAGAATGATTTTACTAACGCCTTTTTGAAATCGATTACGCGAGGACTATTACGCATCAATGTCATTAAGAAATATGCCTGTTGTTCATTGAGAACTGCATAGCGAGTGTGTCGCCCCTGTTTTGAATTTCGGATTTCTAATCCTGAATTCGCCATTTCAAATGCGGAATTAGACGATTCAAATCTGACCCCTCCAAACTCCTGAATATCAGGTAGATAAGTTCGAACCAGTTGGATGACAGACTTATGTGTTAATCCTAAACCTAGTGCTATTTGTAAGGTGGTAGTTGTCGGCTCGCCTTTTTGAACCTCAACCAATTTAATTACAGGATTAAATTTCGCATTCATGGTTTTACTCCTTAGAGTTGTGTTGAGCCTGAATGCAGAATGCAAATAAAACACTCAGGCATAAAAAAACCTGCCGCTAAGGACAGGTTCGTTTAAACGTTAATTAGGTTTGTTGTGTGATTAAGGCTTGTAATCGAGGTCTACTGAGACGCCAGTGACAATGTTTTGCTTTGGCCCGCCTAAAGAGTGATTGCTCGCAAGGCGAATATTCACATCAGAGATGCAAACTTTATTTTCTCTTTGCCATTTTTGAAGTTCAGTACCCATCATGTCGTGTAAATGACGCTCAAGTTCTTGGCGTTTAATTTCAATTTCTTCTAATGTAAGCATGCAAGACATATCAATTCACTCTGTATCCGATCGTAATATTATATTGGACAAAATCACCATTACTGCCGAGGTTTTGCGGTTGACCTTGGAGTACTTCTAGCTGGCCAGTTGTGAAGTACTCAAAATATGCTAACCAAGCATCTGTAAGCTTTGTGATTGCAACTTCATGAGTATTTAGACGAGCCATACAGTTGATTGAGATAATCCCCGTTCTTCTTGTGCAGGGTGTATCGCCAATTGCAGCAATGATTGAACCACCCCAAAGCACGTTAATGTCACACCAAAGGCCATCGGTAGGAACTGCAAAATCTTTATTTGGATACTTAATTCTTGACTGTTCAATACCAGTAAATGCCATAGCTCTAGTGATAATGGCTTGTCTTGCTTGATCCAAAGTCATTGCCATTTTAACCACCGTATTTCTGAGCAATATAATTAAAAGTTAGGCCATAGACACCTTGAGGCGCTTGTCTTGAATAGCCGCCTGAAGTTTTCGTTGTTTCAGGTTTATCAGTAAAGTCGCCATACTCAATCTTAGTCGCATAAGGCGCATTCGTTTGAATGTAAACAGTTGAGTAAGGAACCAACCGAGATAAAGCGCTTGTGCCTTTACTAATAGTAGAACCGCCAGCCTTATCTTTCTCAGCCTCATTAAATGATTGGTCGGTCTGATTAATACTGACTCTGTGTGATGCCCTAAAAGCTCCCGTATCTACAGGACTGGCCAATACAACTCCCCCTAAAGCATCAATGACAATATCTTTCTGTTTTTTAGTGAGGTCGGCTTCAATTATTTTAGTGAAGGCACTCGGTTTGCTGCTCCATCCCATTATCGACCTCACTTTCTTGGTACATAAAGAATAAATCTTGGGCGATACGTTGAATTGAATACGCTTCAAATTCCACGCTAGGCTCACGCTCACCCATTAGCTGCTTTGTCCGCTGCCAGATGTGCACAGCTTCATGTAATAGCAAGCCATAGATTGTGATAAGTGACTTGCCTTCGGTTTCACCAAGTTGAACAATGCACTGCCTTCCGTCATCGTAATAATCAACTTGAGCTGGACATCCAAGTGAGAGAAATTTATCAGTATCGTTAATATTGTCATACATCAAATCGAACTGATCTTGATTGCGAACCAAGGTGTACTGAGAGTGATCGAAAGGCGTGACATGCCATTCAGGCACATAGTTGTTATTAATCATTAAGCTTTCCTCAATTGACAGAACCAGCACGAATCTGCTGGATCTTTTCCATAGCTCACAACTCGATAATTACTGCCTTCAATCACCCAAATGTCATTCACATCTGGCTCAACTAAAGTACCTACCGCATCCTTCACTTCATTTTGCAGTAACACGGCTTTAGAGTCTGTGGCACGGTAATCTATAGGCTTCACCAAATCTTTTAAATACGAGCCAAATAGGACGCCTCTACCGCTATATACATATTCGGTGTATTGATCTTCGCCAGTAGCAGGATTAGAGCCTGTTAATTTCTTGCGAGTACAAGTAAAAGAATCTACAGCGTCTGCAAGCTCATCTTCAGCATCAAAGGCAGCACCAAGTTCTTGCTGAATCTCATCACGCATTCCCATTGCTTACTCCGTAATGACATAAGTGTTGATGTGATACTTCTCGCTAAAGAATGGCTCAAGCAGATCAAGAATGAATTGCATATCACCACTGACTGACTCTTCTTTGCCAGCAACATAGGTTTTACTTACTGAAGTGCCTGATTGTGCAGAAACAGTCTTAGACGCCACCACACCTTCTTTAGTGGTATATAGCTGCCCTGCTGCTGCTAGTTTTGCGAGATAAGCACCAGACGTAAGTATTGCATCAGGCACTTCACCTTCTGGATAGTCGGGTAAATTTCTAGCATTAAGCCACGCATTAGCCTGCATCACAGCAATAACTGGATCACCAGTTCCCCACCAGTCAGGCCCTAGCTTTTGAGTCACACTTTCGACTGTTACATAGTTCATAGCTTAATCCTAAAAATCTAATTAAGAAGGACGGCCCGAAAGCCGCCCTGCTTTAGTTATGCACCACCATTCAGCGGTGCTTCTGGCACAGGAACTGCTACTTCTGGGTCCTTAATGCCATAGTCACCCGCTGTTTTGGCAGGGTCAAACATAGTGCCTGCTGCTAATGTGTCAGTCGCATCATCAGCATATCGGCGGTCAGTTGGGTATTGGTATTTGTAGTCTGGTTGCTTCTCAGCCATGACTGCTCTCCTTAAAGGTTAGTAATTAGGAAGCGGATTGAGGTGTCTTCTGGTTTGGTTACAAGCTCCCAGTTAGCTGCCTTCTGCAAATCAGCCCAAGAAGCGCTTAAAGACTCACGCTCTGTACCACCAGTTAAAGTGTCTTTAGGTGCAATGAAGCTAAAACCTTGCGGATGGATCAACATGTTGCGACGCGTCCAAAGGATTTCATGACCAGCACCATTACCAGTTGATTGTGTTTCTTCAACCTTCAAATCTTTTGGACCGGGAACAGAGTCATATGCAAATGCGCGTGGACCTGCAAGAATCGTGATGAACTTACCGTTTGCGCCTGTGCCAATTTGCGTATTGGTATCTGTTTCAATGACTGCGCGCCCGTTGTAAACGGTGATTGGTGGCAAGTTATCACTTGTGGTCACTTGTTCAAGTAATTGCTGTTTACGCATCTTCGCAGCAATACGTGAATGCACGAACATCACACCACGTCCACGTAATGAAGCATTCATTGTGCTTTCCGCATCAATGTAGGCATCTACTGACCAACGTGAAGCATCTGTTGCTGTTGAAGCAGAGATGTCAGTAGTGAATCGCTTGCCGTTCGCCTGGTCATAATTACGCAAGCCAATTACTGTTGCTAGAGCACGGTTTTCGGCAGCTTGTTGCCAATACTTATTCAGCATTCCACCAATAAGCTCAAGTGAATTGACCTTCGATAAATACTGCCCAAGAACAGACTCAAGAAAGCCTTCGTTCATATAAGCAACGCGGCCTTGCATTTCACCTGCATCAATCGTGCGAGGCATTGCGATATCAGTCAAAATGGTGTTGCCATAGTTCTGTTCAACATTACCATCCACACCGTTAATGTATGGAACGACGAATGTTGATGAACCACTTGTAAGCAAAGGACGTAAAGATTCATCAGATACAAATGCACCTGATTGCACAAGTGGCGAAACTGCCACAGGATTTGGACGTAGATAAGATAAAACTACGTCACGGTTAAATACTTCTACTAAAGAAGGCATGGAGTTACTCCCAATAATTAATTATTAAAGTCACCATTCGCTACTGCTGCTTGGAACCCTTGAGGGTCATTCTTTTGGAATTCCAAGCGCTCTTGCGTGGTCATTTCACTTGGTTTCTTGGCAGCTCCACCACCCGAACCACCGCCAGAAGCCCCACTTCCTGACGCATTTGATGCAACAATTAATGGCTTAAATGCCACGTTGCTGCGAAACTCTTTTTTGAGGTCATCAATACTTAAAGCACTAGGTTTGCCCTGCGAATCTAGTACACGTACTTTGACCTCACCGTTTTCATCGGTTTCGACTTGAAGACGGTTTGTAATATGTGGAAGCAATACTGCCTCCGAGCCTTTGATAGAAAGCTCACTTGCTAATGACTGTGCTGTTTGCCCGACAGTTAATTTATAGACTTGGTCTTGCAATGCTTTGGTAGCTTCTGCATGTTTTGCTTCTGCTTGTTCAAGTTTGGCTTGCCAAGATGCCTCTAATGCAGCTACATCGCCTTTTTTACGCGCTGCTTCTTCAGCCTCTTTTCGAGCTGCTTCTTCAGCTTCACGTTGTTTTTGCTGCGCAGTTTTCTTTTCACCAAGAAGCTCTTCAACTTTCTTTTTTAAGCCATCAAGTTCTGAACTGTCTTGCTGCGGCAGACCTTCAACTTTTAAATAAAATGCACCGTCTTTTTCTTCGTAAAGTGCTTTCATTTCATCTGATAAGCCCTCTAGGCTATCGAGTTTGTATTTCATGTTTTGCTCCCTGAGCGGTTTTGCAGTCACAAACTGCGGGCAATAAAAAAGCACCCGAAGGTGCTAAGGTTTAAATTAAGTTGTTTTCTTGGAATGGTCCAAGACCAGAGGATTAGGTCATTAATAAGTTGCTGTTCCGATGTAGTCATAATCCCAACCTCTTAAACATTTCTTCATCAAGCTTTTTGAGTTCAGCAAGTGTGAATGGCTGACCAGTTAAAGGGTCTACAAACTTATCCAAAGAATATTTACCCTCTTTGAATAGTTTGTATCGTGATGGACCAAGCCAAGACTTTTGAAAAGATGCATCTTGTTTATCAAACCAGCCTTTGAAAGTTGTATTTGAATCAACAACGCCTATTTCGCCTTCACCATTCACTTTATTATTGAATGGACGCATACCGATTGTTTTACCTGATGGATCTACAACTGGAATTAGTATCGATCTACAGTTCGGGTGAAGTGGTGGCACAGGATGAGGTTCATCTTTCTTGTAAACCTTGTCCGAGTAACCCATACAGATTTTAGAAGTACGACTATCTAGTGTTGCAATGAACTTCACATACTCAACACCAATGGCCGTATATGTTTCATTCAGTGCCACATTAGATACATGACTCCGAGCAGTACGAACCATTGTAGAAATCTGGTTTCTACTCTGATCAAGCAATCCATCTTGGTAATTAAGAGCTTTCTTCCCCTTAATACGTTGAACAATCTGCTGATTAGTCTGGCCTTGCGATAATCCATCTCTAAGTGTTTGCTCAACTCTCACACGCACATCATCGGCAATTCTCGCAAAGATAGAATCAAGTAGTACACCACCACTTAAAGGCGTTTTCTTTGCCTTGTTGAATAGCGTCTTCCCATTTGGCTCTATTTTGCGATTAGCGATAGTTTTAGCCTGATATGTGGCTTCGTATACCGCTAATGCTGTAGCGCTTACTGTGAAGCTCTCAAGCAATCCAGAAGCTACACTTGCCTGCCAAGTCTGAACTAGTGTTCTTACTTCTTTTAAAGCTGGCGTTGTGTATTGCCCTGACATCAATGCAGTCTTTTCAGCATCACTCAAGTCATCTAGCAAATCTCTTAATTTAGAAAGCATTTCGCTAGAGAGTGAATCAAACTGACTTAAGATATTATTGATTTCAGTAGATGAGAGCCGATAAAGATAAGCTTGATGTGATATCAGTGCATCAAGAAGTGCTTGTTGTGACAACTGGACGTTCATTTGTCACTCCTGAGAATTAAACCACCATAGGTCTATTAGTATTTTCAGTCTCAATTCGTAGCTGCTCTTTTTCATAGCTAATTTCTGGCACTTTTCCAGTTGTAAGCAGCTCATGGAATGTTTCCATACTCATTCGATTAGCAAGCACCATTTCCCAATAGAACTTAAGCGTATCAAGGTCAATTTTACCTTTAGCAAAATCTTGCTTAATGGTGAGTTTGGCTTTAGATCCGCTTCCGTAATATGCAGCACACCATTTAAGCGCGTATTCCATCGCCTCATTGGTATTAGCCACACACAAAGAAAGAACACTGTACTGAGCTAGCTTTTCATTGTTGGATTGGGTAGCAGTCTTATTGACTTGTTCAGTCTCAAGAATCTTTGCGCCCATCGCTTGCATGTACTTTTCTTTAGCATCCATAGCCTGCTTTGCTAGGGTACTTTCAGTGACTTGTTTGTAGTCAAATGATGAGCCTTTCGGAAGCATTAAAGGATTTTTGGAACCTAAGCGGACACCATTTTTCTGCAACCAATCTCGCCACCCTTCATCAAGTTCATTAATAACTGGTTGGGCTTGACCACAAATGAAAACCATCTCTTCATAGCTTGCGCTATTCTGATAATGAGCTAAGTTCATCGTGACAATTGGCTCTAATGGTATCGGGTCAATATTCCAATCATTAGCCAAAGCCCCCAAAGGAATAAAAGGAATTTCATTCCATCTTTGGCCTAATGAATTCGTTGGATAGAAGATATTCCCACCCTGTAGTTCTCCAGACTTATCTGTATAAACTTGAACATTATATTCATTGTTTTCATCAAGACGGAGCACACGATAAGTATTGATATCCTTCTTGGAGAACTCGTCCTCTGGATCCTTTTCCGTAGACTTCTCATGCAAGACAATTAGATCAGGTTTATATACCGAACCAACACGCTTTAGGCTCCAATTGATAATACTCAATGATTCATAAAATACGATTGTTGGTCGAATACCTAAGCTTTCGGCTTGCTGCAAAGACACATTGCCGTCAGTAGTTGGATAGTCCACAAACAAACCACCACGCGCATGCTTTAGAAGACCTTGAACAGAAGATTGAGCAACTTGATAAATTGACTTACCTGTACCATCTGCATCGTATTTAAGAAATTCCATTCCATCTGGTTCGAATGTTGGATCCTCTGCAAATACCACACCAACCATCTTGTTTAATGTGTCTTTAGCGAACTCGTAGAACACAGCACGGGTTAAATAAGCCAAATAATATTGATCATTCTGAGTTAAGTCAGACGATACATTGGGTTTTGGTAAATATAGTTCGCCACGTTTTTTCACTTTGGCGGAACCATCACAGACATCGTCGATAGTTTCCCAACGCTTTTTCATGTCTGCATAAGCTTGATGTTCAGTATTAACTGGCATTAGTAAACCATTCCTATATCTAGTGATCTTGCAGGACGAATAATCGGGAAGCGTTTAGCAAGAGGATATCCGCCAGCATCTCCCACATGGTCCAAGCCTGATTTCTTATCTGGCATTCCAAAATCGTCATAAACTTGCTGCTCAAAAGTTTCTGTGAGTCTTGGACATTTATTTGTATTGACTAAGAGTGTTCGCTCACCATTGCCATTTAAGATCAAAGCATTTACTGCATTAATTCGGTCTTTAATGTTCGGGTTTGTTGAATTTACTTCCACCCTTAAACCCTTTTGTCTCAAGATTGCATGATCAGATTCGCTACTCTTTTTCGATGAAGTAGCTTGGCCTGCCGCATCTGGGATAATTGTCATCTCATGGTTTGGGAACTTTTCAATCAAAAGATCAGCCATAGTTGGCGTATCACGAACGCCTACCAGCTCATCTAAGGCTCTTGGCTTGCCATCTCGAATGACATAAACCACAGCTGCCATTTTCAAGACGTTAAAGTCCATACCAATGAGCAAAGCCTCATTAGGTCTAATTTCTTCATCTGTATGGTTTAAGGTCCGGTCGAAGTCTGGATAAACTGCTCCGCTCGTTAAATTAACAAACTGCCCTTTTAAGTAGGCTGAAATCAATTGAGGTGGGTAAGACTCAAACAATGATGCAATGTAGTCATCAGGAAGATTGGCTTCATTGTCATAAGTAGATGCCTGAATCATTCCATATAGAGCACGTTTAGCATCACTTAGGTTTGCTTCCTTAACAAACTGTTCATGAGTGAACTTAAAGCCCTCTGGCGTTGTTGCAACATCAATACCGTTCAACAAACCAGCTTGTTTATATCGCATACGAGCAATGATCTTGCGCCAAGCTTGTTGAGCCTTGACCTTTGTCATCACATCAAGCTCATCAATCAGAGCATGACCAATCTTAAAACCTACAATAGTGTTGGGCTTTTCCATTGAACGGCAGATAATTGTGCTTCGATACTGACGTCCATAATAAAGATCCACTTCTTTATTTGATTCATAGATCTTTGTCTTTAATCCCCAATCGAAAGCAACTTCATCAATAGTGGGAAAAAAAATATCCCGGATCTGCGGATACGTTGGAGCGAAGTAACCCAACGGCACCTTTGGAAATGACCAAGATTTATCACAAAGACTTGAACAACCTACCCAAGTTTTACCTGAACCAAACCCTGCAACAAAAGCTCTAAACTTATTTGGCAATTGGAGAAAGTTAGCCTGAGGCACATTCAGTGTTGGATTGATGTTCGGCATCTTTTTTACTCGCATCTACAACATGAATAGTCACCTGCACTGGGGTTACATCTTCATCTTCTTCTGGATTAAGTTCTTTTTGGAGTTTCGCTATTTCAAGCTCTTGTTTCTTCACTTGAAGTTCGCTTATCTTATCCAATCCAAGTAACTTGGCTTTACCCATTGTTGCTGCAACTGCCGCAGACACCTGAACCCGCTCTCCTTCAAATGCTGCTTTGCGTGCTTCTTCTAATTCTTGAAGCAAGTCGTCTACAGTCAAATTATGGCGGGTTTGATGTTCCTTTCTAATTAGCTCAAGCCTTGTGGTAATCTTGGGGTTCTCAAGTAATCTTTTAGCCTCACGGTTGACCGTGTTTTCATTCATTGAATCCGCATCGTAGGCTTGTCGATACGCCTCCGAAGCGTTCCCCAATTCGATAAACAATTGGCAAAAGTTCTCTTGCTTCGGAGTTAGTTTTAACTCCGCCATAAATCTCACCCATTAAAAAACCGCCACTTGGGCGGTCATAACTACTTCACAATTTCCAACTTTTCCAAGAACCGATCTAGCTCTTCCTCAGAATTAAACTCTAGATCTAGGATGTCATTGGAGGTTAAAGTTAAAACTAACTTATAAAAATCTCTATGAGCAAATTTATTGTTTTCTGATGTAGCCTTTTTCACTTTTACCACATGATTTAAATTAATGTATTCGGATTTATGCTGAACAAACATTATTTTTCCTTTATTAGTAATGATTAAAGAAAAAACAATATATCTTAGCTGCTTAACTATTCCAACACATACTTAAGGTCATCAGGCGTTTCCAAATAACACCCGTTTTTATTGCAGAATGCGTGAATGTCGTTTAGGTATTCAGTGAATTGAGCTGTACTTGCATCTGTCGTACTCATTAGCTCACATAGTCCATTAGCTACATCTTGATAGAGAGGATGCTTTGAGTCCTTCAACTCTCTTACAGCTTTGAATGTTTTCTTGTATTGTCCAACGTCATCACGATCATAGATCTTTGCTAAGAAGTTCTTCTTGAAGAACAGATGCTCATAGTCTTTATCTGTTCCTTGCTTCTTTGACCATTGATTAAGCCACATCCAGTACAAACGGTTTTGAGCTTTTGAACGATCTTTCTCCTGAGGTGCAATCAATACGACTAAAGGCTTCCCTTCACTCGCTGCCTTTGCATGATTCACATTAAGAAAGTTAGTTACTGGTGAAATGTCGCAATGGTTCTTAACAACTTGTCGGAATTCCATTGCCTCACCTACTCTTTAATTTCAAACTCAACACGTTTAGGCTTCTTGTACTCGCCTTTAATTAACATTGGATACATCGGCTCGTAATTGGCATCCCGCTGAACTTTGAAGTTAATGTAGAGATCAATTAAAAACTCACTCAGCATCATCAACCAAACAAGCTTAAATCGTGGCTCAATAATTGGTGAACCACTTTCAAGTTCTGAAAACATTACTGGGCAGATACCAAACCAACCATAATGTGTAAATTCGACTATGTGTTTCATACCCACCTCAATAAAAAACCACCCGAGGGTGGCTTTTTGATTCGTAAACTAAGTTAATTGATTGGCTGAAAGTTTGAATCCAAAACAATCGGGTTAATTACAGCATTACCATTACTGGCTTCATTTGAAGCAGCTAAACTCAATACCTTGCTTCTGTCGATAACACCATCTTTATAAATATCTTCTGCTTTAACTGATAGTTTTTTTACTTCACCACTACCATCAATTGTGTACTGGATAAATATATCGTTATTGTTTGTGGTGCTCATATCTTAAAACCCTTTTATAAAGTTAAAAGATTATCTTAGCACGTTAAAGCATTACTATGATTACAGCCATCCCTAAGCGGAATCGCATCTAAAACACCTCATCATCTTTAAGATTAAGCATCCGCTCTGTTTTTTCTAACCACTGATCAAACATCAATTCCGATTCTTGTCTTGTGCCTAATTGGTATGTGTCAAATAAGTGATGGCATTTGTAGCAGAGGGCCACTGTAAACGCATCTGAGGCCTTAATTCCTTTGCCCTTGCCATGCTTACCTGAATTAGAATGAGCCGCTTGTGAGTGAGGATAGCCGCATCTAACGCATGGTAGCGCTCTTATTTCGTTTAGCCTCTTTGTCGAACGCATTTTCTAGGTTCTCTATTCTGGTTCTGAGAGTATTCACTTCACGCTGGCATTCAGTCTTAAACGTATGGCTGCTGAATAAATGGTTATAGTTTTCTAATCGGCTAAGATTACGCTTATAGATTTCTAAATTCTTCTTCGCTTCGATTGTGTCCATGTTCACCCCAAAAAAGAAACCCCCGTCAAACGACAGGGCTACAAACACTTAATCTTTCCACACTTTCTGCATTCTTTCTGATTGAACATGTCGGATTCATATTCCCAAACATGTATGCAAAAGACCTGCTTAATTATTCGGAGCATGTGGACCTCCAAAAAAATAGCCCTACGTTTAAGCATCGACTAGAAATCCAGTCCAGCACATCGGAATCCAATGTTCTAAGCTCGTAGGGCATAAAAGCAAAAAGCCCATCAGATGATGAGCTTTTAAAATTGGTGAGAACCCTTGAGGCTTACAGACTATTTCACTCTAGGGCATATTTAATCTCGATCGGCGAAAGACGCTGTAAGAATCCATCACCTAGTGGCACCTTACTTACACTTCGCACCACTCTAACATAAATATGCCACATGCCTTGTACAAGGTCAAGTTCTATACCTATTTGTATTTAATAAAACTATAACGGCAGTGAATTGCAGCTAAACCACATTTAACATCTGCTCTAGCATCATTTTGAGAATAGACAACAACCATATCTCCAACTGGATTCATTTGAGTTACAACCATTTCTGACCAAGAGTTGTTATAGAAGTATCTTTTGATTACAGCATCAAGCCAACCATCTAACACTTCTGATTGCCCTTGCATATCTAGGATAAGGCGCTGAACTGCACGCGCTTCATTGTCTGTGATTTCACATGTTATACGCCCACGACCTTTAGGGATAACTGGATCATCTGAACACAGCCAATCAGCCATGATCTGCTCTTTACCTCTCACCTCCTGCTTGCGCTTTTTGGCAGCCTGATCCATAGCGACAGCAATCGGGTTTATGCTCTTTCCACAAGTTCCAGAATTTGAGTACATCCAAGCCCCAAATTGATAAAGCCATTCTTCTAGACTGTATTTAGTCCAGTCCGTTGTTTGCATAATGTGATTTACTGCCGCATTCATACCGTCACCCTCAAATAGTTTCTAAATCTAAGATTGTTATAGTTCCCCAATGAACTGCACCGGTATCAATCCAATAGCAGTTATCACGCTTACATGGTTTTTGAGTTACTGTATGCCCCATAATCACTGCATCTACACCATTTACATGCGTGTATTGATGATTATCAGTATCAAGGCGTTCTCGGCCCCACATAGCTAGATCGGATGGAGCGCGGTTTTTAGATGGCTGACCAAACGAGTCTTTAAATTCATCCCAATCATTCTGCTCAATATGCCCATGCACAATTCCAAACTTCTTGCCGTTGTGGTTTATCTCTAAAACAACAGGTAGTTCAGAGAAGACTTTGGCGATGTTGTACATAGCTTGCCCATCAAGCATGTAGAACCATTCACCGCCATTGTCTATGTGGCAACGCTTGTATGACTGGTCATGAAGCCCACCAATGCATAGATCCTCGTGATTACCACGAACTGAGGTGAACCATGGTTTAGAAAGCAACTCGATGCATTCAAGATTCTGTGTTCCACGATCAACTAGATCACCAACAGCAACAAGAAGATCATTATCAAAGTCAAAGCCAATTTCTTTGAGGCGATTCATCAGCAAGTTGTAGCAGCCGTGAATATCACCTACTGCGTATAGCTTGCCTTTAATTTCTTTATCCCAAACCTTTACCAATCCCATCACGCCACCTTCTTCCCGTTCATCCCCCAGATCAACATGCCTGCGTCACGCTGTTCTTGATTTGTTCGACCTTGCCAGCCTGTAACCTTGTTAAACTGTTCTGCATTGAGCTTTGATTTAGTTGGCTTTACAAGTAAAACCGCTAGACCCAATGCTTGTGCTATTTCTGCTAATAAGATGCCAGTCGCATGATTCATCCCAACACGTCTAGCAATTTGCTCGTTCACTTGTCTTGAGTGATTCCCACCTACTCGGAAATTGGCTTTCTTGTTCTCCCAACCTGCTTCAATCACGACCTTCTTGATGCTGTCCTGCTCATTTCTGAATAGTTCAACCGTTTCTGGAAAAGTCAGATTTTTAAGTTGAAGATCACTACCAAGAATGGCAACTCCCGACTTTTCTAAGTCAGGATCGATGCCAATGATGATTTGAGCCTCTTTGAATGTGGTCATTGGTCACCCCATTGCTTTCTTGATTTCATGGATACAGTACTTCAAAGCAAATACTCTTTGATCATTGCCACTCTTTAGGTTCTGCTCTTTTGCCAATTCAAGTTGATTAACAAGCCGACTAGCTGCATTTCTTAACTTGTCGTTTTCAATCTTTGAGCTATGTAATTCTTGAGCCAAGCGATCTACTTCTAAGATTGCTTGTTCTCTTGTGAGTTCCTGATCAGCAAAACAAGTGCCGCCTGCATGACAATAACCATCTGCGCCACAGTAAGGGCTTCCACCCTTACAGCGCATCACAGCATTAGCCCAAGTGTCATCGTTCTTACTTAGCAAGTCATGCTCACAAGGGATTTTGATTGCCTTCATCCTTCCCCCTTGAGCGTTTTTACTGCCAAGTCTATGTTGGGCTCTGATTGATATAACTCAGCTTCAACAAGCAACCTAATTGCCGCATCCACCCGCTTTTGCAGATCATCACTGCTCTTAACCTCTTTCACATACATTTCATCAAGCGTTTCCGCTACAAATATGTATTCATTTAATTGTTTTTGCAGCTCCTCCACTTTCGCTTGCTGTGACTGCCATGCATTGGCCCATGCTTCCCATTTTTCGTTAAATGACTCCAAGCACATTGCATCAACTCTTCTTGAACCATTTGAAACATATCTTCCAAATTCCCCAAGAGTCACATCAAAGTCGACATCTGTTCTAAATAGTCCAATCCAATACCTATTTTTCTCAAATCCTTCTCTACACTTATCCATCTCAAACATCCCTCGATTGGCAGTTAGGCGAAATGTGGTTTTCTGGCTTGTCTAGGATTTCTAATTCCCTCGAATTCGAGGGTTTATCAATACGGTGACCTGCTGCGATTTCTTCTGGTGTTGCAATTCTATGAACCATATAGCCACTGGTAAGAGACAACCTTAGGGTTCTTCCGTCAGTGGTTTTACAAACTCGACCTTCTTCTAAAAGCTCTTTTACTACTCGAATATCATCGTATGCATATGGTTCAATCATTACGATCTGATCACCCGCTTTAAACTCACTCATGGCTGCGCTCCTTGTCATGTTTAGTAATGACTTGACGCTCCTTCAAACGCTTCAACCAGCCGCGTCTTTGTAGTTTTTGGTACGGAGAATTAGCTTGTCGTGTTTCAGCATCCTTAATCCCTAAGTTGTAAGCTGCTCTTAACTGCATGATCTGTGTGTAAGTCATAGAGCCGAATAGCAATGGTTCTTTTTGGTTTTCTGGATTCACGCTGCACCTCTCTCTTCCATAGACTGGTAATACTCAGGGCTTAAGTCAGCGAATGTTGCGCGTGACAAGTCTGTAGCTAATCGAACTGTGCCAATTGAGCCGTTACGAGCCTTACCTATGATGATTTCTGCTGTACCTGCTTCTTTAGAATCCTTGTTGTAGACTTCATCGCGGTAAATAAACATGATGATGTCTGCGTCTTGCTCTAAGTCGCCTGATTCTTTTAGATCTGCGTTTACAGGGCGTTTGTTTGGGCGGTTCTCTAAGTTACGGTTAAGCTGTGCTAGTGCGATCACAGGACAATCAAAGTCACCTGCCATACGCTTAAGCTCATTAGATATTTCACCGATATCTTTGTCAGAACGACCAAAGTTGTTTTTAGTGAGTGGTGTTACTTTCTGGATGTAATCAACAAAGATTGCGCCAATCTTTCCGTATTTGGCTTGAACCTTCTTAGCTGATCTGCGGATAGTTGCCACAGTTGCGCGGTTGTTGTCGTCGATCATCAAAGGTGCTTTCTCAAGTACTAGAGCAGCGTTATTGACCTTCTGCGTATCGTCGCTATTTGGGTCGATATGGCCTGTTAATACTTTGCGTAGCTCTACTCCACCAATGCCGCTAATTAAGCGCTGTGCGATCTGTCTACCCTTCATTTCGATTGATATGAATAGAACCGGTAAAGATTGGTTGATCATCATGTCTGCTGCAATGTTTTGAGCAAACGTTGTTTTACCCATTGAAGGGCGTGCACCAATGATGACCAGATCCCCTTTGCTGATTTCACCCAGTTTGTTGTCCAGAGCAGTAAAGCCAGTCTTGATACCGCCCTCATAAGGCATTTGGTTATGAATTGCCATGTGGCGATCAAGGAACTCTTTTACAGCTTCTTTTGAAAACTCATGAGCATGTTTAAGCTTTTCCTCACCAGCACCAAAATCTAAGTTTTGAACTAATGACTGAGCCTTGCTTACAGCAGATTCAGCAGTATGCGTTACCAAGTCATTTGCAATTGAATTGATCAGCTTACTAGTCTCTTGAAGCTTTCTGCGGGTAGATAAATCTTTAAGCTTCTTGATGTGAGTAACCAACAAACTTGCATTACTTACACGGCTCATCAAGTTAACAATGAACTGTTCATCCATCTGGTTAATCTCTAGGGGATTCGCCTTGATCAATTCAAATACAGTCACTTCATCAAACGACTCACCCTTGCTCAATTGGTTTTTAATGTGTGCAAAAATGATTTGATGTTGTGATGCAAAGAAATCTTGAGCATCGATCTGTGAGATAAACTCATCAGCAGCTTGGTCAATCGTCATGAGCGTAGACAGAATGCTTTGCTCAACCGGAATAGAATATAGTTCGATCATTAATCCATCCCCTTAAATTTCTTAGCAACGCCTTTGAACTGTGTTGCTGGTTGTTCAGGGATGATTTGTTGAGTTTGGTTCTCTACGATTTGATTTTGATAAGCGTGAAGATCAATGTTTTGTAACCAAGTAGCTCGAAACCCTTTCCAGTCATGATCAATACAGATTTTAAGGATAAGGTTTACATCGAATCCTGATTTTGAAAGTTGTTCTTCAAAAGTTTCAAAAGCTGTTTGAGTGTTAGATGCTTTCTTAGTTTTGCGTACAGCTAACCAGTCTTTAATTAATTGATCATTTGCACCAAGTTTTCTAAGTGCTTCAACAAATGAAAATTTAGCCTTTGAATCACTAATTACATTTGTTTTTGTATTAGTTGTTTTTATATTGTTTTTGTGTGTCGGTATTTCCGACAAGTTGCTATCTGAAATATCGACAGCAGTGTCTGTATTTCCGACAGCGGAATTATCGCTAGCGGTATTTCCGACAGCAATAATATTGTCAGTTAGGGTGTATTTTGATGGGCGATTCTGGAAAGAAATTTTCTCAACAATGCCCATTGAAATTAACTGCTCAACACCACCCAAAACAGCGTCTTTCTGATAGCCAGTAGCTTCCACCAGTTGTGAAATACTAATGTTATCATTTGACTTGTTCCAACCGCGTGTTTTTCGCACAATGAATATGTAGCAAGGTAGAGCTGCACCTTTCATTTTTGCCATGTAACCCTTATCAATAAGGTCATTTGGCATCATGAATGCGTTAGAAATAAAATTAGACATAGTCCAACTCCACAATTGAAGGTTGATAAATTTCACTCTTCCGTGGTTTAAGCTTTTTGTTGTATTTCGGCTTAAATTTCTGAATATAAAAATATTCAACAGCCAATACATGATCTGGACAGCAATCAATAATTGCGTAGCTGTCAAAAAGCTTGTCAGAGTTAAGATGATTTTTTATGCGAAGCTGAACATTCTCAGATGAGCCAACATAGACAACTTCAAAGTCATACAACAAAAAGTAAACTTGCGGATTGAACTCACACGCAGCTACTGCCATTTCATTAATTTGTGATTTGGTTAAATGAATGTTGTTCATCAAACACCTCGCATAACAAATGCGGCTAATTCAGCTTTCGCTTTAGCCAATGCCATAGAGTTTTCGAGAGTTCGATTAAGTACATAAGCCTCAACCGCTTTTTGAAACAAACTAATCTTCCGATTTAGTTCAATGTCTGCTAATATTGAATAGTTCATATGACTTACCTCGTTTGAACACTGAGCCTGATTTACGAGATCAGGCTTTTTCTTTATATCCAAGCTCAAAACACATGCCGAAATCTTCAATGTCATCTTGAAAAAGATCGTCAATTGTTTGTTTGCTTTCCATCCACGCTTTTGACATCACAAAAAGCGCATTTAGTTTTTCCTCGCTAATCATTCGATATTTCTTAAGGACAGTCTTAAATCCAAGAATGTCCAACAGCACTAAACAGTTCTCAAGCTCAGTCAAGCCATTGGATTTTCTATCATTTTTCATTCGTGATAATGTGCTTGGATCAATCCCCAACTGTTCAGCAACCTGACTTTGATTGCTTGATGCAAGGGCTTGCAAAACTCTAGAAACTTCATTTCTAGCCCTTGCACTCAATTCGGTTGATACTTTGCTCATGGTTTAGTTCCTAAGCGGTTGCAGTAGTTCGTTTAATTGGCTCTTTGCCACTTGCTAAGTCTCTGATTTGGTATTCGCGAGCTAATGGGATTTTTGACTCGTCCCACTGACTGATTGCATTGTGAGAAATCCCTAACTTCGCTGCTAACTGTGTAACAGTGCAGTTAAGCAGGGTTAAAGCTTCTGACTTAGTCATCTAACTTACCCATAAAGTAATTTAACTTACCTTATTAAACTACATAAAACTTACCAAGTCAATTGGTAAGATAACTTACGTTCTGCTGGTGGAATTAAAATGGAAACGCTTGGTATTCGCTTGAAAAATCTGCGTAAACAGAAAAAACTTACACAACAAGCTTTAGCTGATCTTGTTGGTGTGTCTAAAACTTCTGTTATTTACTGGGAAAAAGACGAAAACGTACCTAAGCATGAAAGCTTAATGGCATTAGCCAAAGCCTTGGGTAGCTCTACAGAGTACCTCTTGAAAGGTAAAGAGCCTAAAAATCTTACTAATTTTAATATTCAAGACTTTATTAATAAGCATGGACTAACTACTAAAGAAGAAGCTTCATTTGACACAGACAGTATCATTGAACCTGATGTTGTCGAGTTTGATGAGGTCAACGGTTATATATGGATTGATGTTGTGGAAGCTAACTTTTCGTGTGGTACTGGGGAATCAGTTGAATTCCATTTTGATGTAATTAATGAAAAATATCCGTTCCCTCCTTCGTTCTTTCAAAGAAAGATGGTGGACCCTAAATGCTTAAGGCTTATTAAAGCTAAAGGCGACAGTATGGCTGATTACATTCATGATCAGGACCTTGTGGGTATCGACTTATCTCAAACCGAAATCATAGATGGTGAGATTTATGCAATTTACTTTGCAGGTGAAGGAATGATAAAACAGATTTTCAAAGAAGCTGATGGCTCTTTAGTTCTGCATAGCTTTAATGAAAAGTATCGCGATAGGATTGTTAATGAACAAAATGGACTTAATTTTAAAGTGATGGGGCGCCAGGTGTGGCGCGCAGGCTAAGAATAGCTAATTTTAATTACCCGCCATGTGCGGGTTTTCTTTTATCTATCAAATAAAAAAGTAAGTTAACAAAAATAAAAAGTAATTTTAATTACCATTTCTCTTGACCATTTTGGTAAGTTACCTTACTATCTTCTCATACACAAACAAAAACCGCCATAGGGGTCAGAGTCTAGGCGGTTTGCATCAAATGCGGAGATAAGTATGAATCAAAGAATTGAAAAGTACAAGTTTAGCCAAGCTGCAATAGACAGCTTCAAAGGCTTCTTAGGTGGCTCGGTGCTATCTATGGTCATCGGTGTTTTTATCGTAGTCCCTTTCCTTCGTTCATGTGCCGACGAGCAACACATCAACGAACTCAAAGCAAAACAGAACATGTATGTGCGTATGCAGGCTGAGGGGGTGAAGTGATGTCAAATTCATTCAATTTATCAGAACGACAATTGCAAGTTCTTCAATGCGTAAAAGATGCAAAAGCTGAAGGTAAACGCCCTTACACAAGAGGTGTTGTAAATCGTATGAAGGCAAAGGGTTATGAGATTTCAGACCGTCAAGCTGCATATGACTTAGGTGTGATCATCAATACAGATGGAACAGGCGTCTACTCTGCTCGTTATGGCAGTGGCAAAACTCTATGGATTTATGAAGAGCCTTTAGCTAAGGAGCCCTCTCATGGATAACTACAAAATCAAAGTTAATGATGAAGCTGAGAGCAAAGAGGCTCAGGAGTTGTTTTTTGAGTTGGGTTACAGTTGGCTTGGTTGCGGAAAATACTATAACCGCATTGGCAACTATACGTTTATTACGGCCTACCCAGATGAAATGTTATTAAGAATGGGCTGGGGTGGAGATACTGATAAAGAACTCCCCCTCCCTCAACTACGCGACCTTGTTGTTTTGAAGCGTAATGATGTGAAGGATGCGACTCATCGCGACAAGCGGGATGAATCAATCTATTTAACTAGCGACAAGGTTATTTATTACTGGCAGGGTGAATGGTGTAAATCAGCTATTAATAAATCAAATGACTATGAAAACTATATTGCGAATAGCCTGACGCCAATTGCAAAACCCCAAGCCCCAGCCTTGATTAGTGGTGCGGAGGCGAAGCTTGCATGGGCTAATGGTGAATCATTACAGATTAATACTGGGACAGGATTTGAAGACTTAACTGGCAATTACTACTTGGCAATATTTGATCGTCAGTCAATCAAATTTCGCCTAAAACCCCAAACCATTAAGGTTGAACTTGAGCTGCCGAAGCCTTTTGAGCCGAAGGTGGGTGATATTTACTGGTTCCTCTCACCCTTCTATAGCACTGGATATGACCACTGCACTTTTGCAAATGATTCATCAGATAAACTGCATGTCCAATATGGCGCATATCGCTCAGAAGACGACGTTAAAAAGGCAGTTGAGCAACTCAGAAAGATACGAGGTGCCTCATGATCATAGCCCTTTTATACATCTTGATGTTTAACCTCATCTTGGCGGTTCACTGGGGGATTATCTAATGAATATGTTAGTTAACAAGCCTGAGCTGCTATGCCCTTCTTTCCCAATGCTTCAAGTGTCTGGTGAATTCGAAGTTAAAGACAACACAGTTTCTTTTGAATTGGAAAGTGGTTGTGCAACATTGAAATGCAAGATCGTTGCTGATGTTGTTAAGCAAGTTCGTGTAGTTGGCTCTCTAATGAATCCAGAGGACAGCAAAGACCAGTTTTACGACCAACTCGTAGTAGATGATCGCACACATGTTGAAGTGGTTGGAACTGAATATGTTGAAACTCCTATTGGCCTTCTATTTCAACTTACATCAACACAAGTGGCTGAGCTAAATAAACAGCTTGAGTACTACGCCGAAGAATTGGCAGATGAAGAAGCGGGGGTAGTGTGATGCAAGTTCATGAGAAAAGAAAATTACTTGAAGCTGTGGATATTCTTATCCGTCGCCCTGCTTCCGCAACAGAGACAACACTGGCTGAAGCCATGGCCTATTTCAAGATGCTGATTGAGGAGTCCACACAAGGACAAATTGAAGTCCGATATTCAGACACTACTCAGCAGTTGCCATTTTAAGAATTAGGAGAAGACTATGAATGCGCCAGTTTTGGTACATAACATGTCGAATGCAGCGTATCACGCTCATCCGGCTGTTAGTAGCTCTCAGCTTAAAACCATTCTGCGTTCTCCTGCCCATTTCTTTGCTGAGCATATGAGTGATAAGGAACACAAGCAGACTCCTGCAATGGCACTTGGCACTGCAGTTCATGTTCTTTTTCTTGAACCAGAAGTTTTTAACGAGGAAGTTGCTATAGAGCCAATCGTTAATAAGAGAACTAATGTTGGTAAAGAAGCGATAGCAAAGTTTTTACAGGACAACGCTAACAAAGCAATCATCACCGAAGAACAGTATCAAGCAGCCGCTAAAGCTGCGGAAGCAATGAAACGCCACCCAATGTACAACATGATTTTATCGGGTGGTATTCGTGAAGCTTCTATCTTTTTCGATGATGAAGAAACAGGTCTTGAATGTCGTATCCGTCCAGATTGGCATGTGGCACCTGAGACAAGTGAGTTCTTCCCTAATGGGTTGATTGTAGACATCAAAAAGACAACTGACGCGCGCGCAAATGCATTTTCAAGAAGCTGTCAGAACTACGATTACTCACTTTCAGCGGCTATGTATATCAATGGATACAAGGCTTATTACGGTGATGACTACAACCCTTCTTTCTTATTTTTTGCAGTGGAAGAAGACGAGCCGCATGAGTCAATCATCTATTACGCAACTGATGAAATGCTGTTTATTGGTGAGCAAAAACGCCGATCTGCAATGCTAACTCTACTGCAATGCAAAGAGTCAAATGAGTGGCAAGGCTACACAAAACAGATTCAACCAATTGATTTGCCTTTATGGGCTAAGAAAGAATTTCTAGGAGAATAACAATGAATATGCTTGCAACATTAAATCAAGGCATTGTTCCTCAAGCTGAAACAGCAGCAAATGTACTTGCAGCACAAGCAAAGGCTCAAGTTGAAGCACGTTATATGATGGCTATGCATCGACCTAGAAATTGGGATGCTGTACGTCAAGACCTTTTAAAAGAATGCCGTCGTCCTTCATTTGCTGATAATACATCTACCTACTACAAAAAGCCTGTTGGTGGTGGCTCATCTGTGACTGGTTTAGGTATCCGCTTTGTTGAAGTAGCTATTCGCTGTATGACAAACATCCTTACCGAAACAACCATGATCTTTGAAGATGATCACAAAGAGATTCACCGTGTTTCTGTCACTGATCTTGAGTCAAACACTACCTATCCTCAAGACATCAAGATCAATAAGACAGTTGAGCGTAAATCTAGTGCAGGTCGAGAAGTTGTTAGTGAACGTTTGAATAGTACTGGTCAGAAAGTATTTGTAGTCGTTGCTACAGAAGACGAAATGCTTAACAAGCGCAATGCTGCGATTTCTAAGGCGATTCGTAATGCTGGACTTCGTATCATTCCAGGTGATCTACAGGATGAAGCAGAGCATTTAATTCTGCAAACCCGTCAAAGTGGCATCAAAGAAGATCCAGAGAAGTACCGCAAACAAATTGTAGATTCATTCAACAACATTGGTGTTAAAGCTCAAAACCTTGTTGATTATATCGGCTGCCCTCTTGATCAGTGCTCACCTGCCCAAATTGACGAATTGCGCGCTGTCTTTGGTGCAATCAAAAACGGTGAAACTACATGGCAAACAGTTATTGCTGAGAAGAACGAGCAAGAGTTATCAGAAGGCAAAAAAGCTCCTTCAAATGACATCAATGCAGTAAATCAAGCAATTCAGCAACAAGGATAAGGTGGCAGCATGACAGATTTGAATAAAGAAGGCAAAGTCAATCTAAGCTTTGAGCAAGACAATGGTGCGGTTTGGGTATTTGCAGGTGATAGTCAATTTGGCACCGAAATCAGCCATTTAATGATGATGCATGCAGATGAATATAGCGAAGATGAATTACGTGTTATTTGTCACCATGCAGCATGTGAAATTGACAGACTTAGAGCAGAGCTAGAAAAAGCCAAAGCTCAGGCGGTGCCAGAATGGATCTCAGTTGAAGACCGCATGCCTGAGCCATTACGAAATGTGCTTGTTTTGATAGATGCAAATTCAGCAAAAAACCAAAATCAGATGGTAGCTAACTTTGTGCCTAAGTTCACTGAAGAGTATCACGGTGATGATGATTGGTATGACTATGATGAAGAGCGCGGCTGCGGTTATGTCAAAGAAGGATGGTATGCAAATACGGCTTACATTGGTGATGAGTATTCTAGTTATTTTATAGAGGAAAAAGTAACTCATTGGAAGCCACTAAAAGAAACAAGCGAATCGGGAGCTGAGGGATGAATGCACAAATTTTAGATCCATGCTGTGGTTCTCGTATGATGTGGTTTGATCGTAACAATCCGAACGTAGTTTATGGGGATATCAGAAAAGAAGAACATACATTATGTGATGGTCGTTCTTTAGTGATTGAACCGGATGTAATGATGGACTTCCGCAACATGCCTTTTAAGGATGGCCAATTTACTTTAGTTGTGTTTGATCCACCTCACCTTGTGAAAGCTGGCAAACAAAGTTGGTTAGCTGCCAAGTACGGAAAATTGTCAGAAGATTGGCGCGAAGATATTCGCAAAGGTTTTGCAGAGTGCTTTCGTGTGTTGGCCAATGGCGGTATTTTAATTTTCAAATGGAATGAAACACAGATCAAAGTTAGTGAACTTTTAGAACTGACAGACCAAAAGCCACTCTTTGGCCACATTAGCGGAAAACGCAGCAATACACATTGGATTACTTTTATGAAAGCGGAAAGTAAGGAGGGGTGAAATGTTATTAACTACTGATGAAATTGAATTAGTAAAAACATGTGATGAAAGCCCTGAACAATACATTGCAGTCTTTCAAGGTCAACAGATTGGATATCTCCGCTTAAGACATGGTGAATTTAGAGTTGATTATCCTGATTGTGGAGATGAGACAATTTACTATTCACAAGAAATGCTTGGTGATGGGAAGTTTGAAGATAGTGAACGTGAGCACTTCTTATTGAAAGCTAAAGAGGCAATCGTTAAGAAGTTTAATGGCGCAGAGGTGTGAAATGACAGCAATTGCGAATATAGGTAGTAACTTTGTAGTAGCGTTACCACCTTCGGACATCTGGCTTAATGACTCCCAAGCTGCTGAGTTCTTGGGATATCGAGACGTACACTTTAAAGCAGCGGTTTGCTGCCTACCAACCTTCCCTAAACCGCGCTATGTTATTAAGTGCGGTCAAGGAAGACGATGGAACTTGGCAGAGTTGTCAAACTGGTTGAATGAACAATCAGATGATGAGCCAAAGAAAGGAAGACCACGCAAACGGGGCTAATCTAGCCTCGTTGCAATTTCACTTGCAGTAGCATTGTAATAGACCATCAAGCTTCTTAAGTCTTTATGCCCAATCATACGGGCCAAGTCTAAAACTTCTAATTTCCTTGCAAGGCGTGTACAAGCCTCATGGCGTGTATCATGGAAATGCAAATCAGTGATTTGACATCTATCTCTTAATTTACGCCAAAGCGTATCAAAGCTTTGGGAATTACAAGTAAAGACCTGCTTTTTATCAAGACCTTTTAATAAAGTAAGCAACTCAACTGCACGCTTAGATAGTGGTACATTTCGTTTAGTACCATTCTTTGTTTCATTTAAAACTAAATATCTATCTTTTAAATAAACACGATCCCAAGTCAACCCAACAATCTCACCAGCACGCATTGCTGTTTCAATTGCAAAGAGAAAGGCAATTATAATTTGCTGAGTTGAGTTTACTGGTACATTGTTATCCCAATTTGCTGCAAGACATAATCTATCAATCTCATCCTGAGCAATTCGTCTATCTCGGTGCTTTGATGGTGGCGGTAAAGTCAAGTCGGCCATTGGAGACTCTTTAATCCACTTCCATTCTTTCCGGGCAACAGTAAATAAAGAAGCTAAAATATTTGCTTCACGCCGGACAGTAGCACCCTGCACTTCTTTTAATCGGGAGTCGCGCCATTGCACTAAATCGTCAGTTGTGACTTTGGCTAATTGTTTTTGGCATAGCTTTTTATACTCACGCTTGAAGAAAGCCATTCGCTTGACTTCATTCTCATGAGTTTTCTTTTTAATACTCACTTCACTTAAGTAGCGTTCAATAGCTTCTAGAAAAGAGTGATCTGGTAATTTGCCATGCGATTGTTCGCGTAACTGAGTCTCGCGTTTAGATGCCCAAGCCCTAGCCTGCGCTTTTGTATCAAAGGTTGCACTTTCGCGAATTCCGTTTACACTTATCTCGGCTCGCCATGTATTGTTGCGTTGTCTAAATGAAGCCATAATTTTGTGGCGTAATCTTGGCGTAATTGTGATAACCGAAATAATAGAAAAAAATAAGAAATAATAGAAGTACAGATTATTGACCAATTTGGCATTTGGTTGTTTTGTATGAAATAATAAGAAAAGATAAAAAAACCTAAGAAGTTGTTATTTTTGATCAAGTGCCCGCCGAGCGCACCATT